GGTGCGATGACAACTACTTCGGCTTCTACGAGTCGTCGCTGCAAGACATCCAGCGCGTCACGAACCCGAACGAAGCGGACGCCGGTTATGTCTCCCTGAAGTATAAGGGAACGGACGTTGTGTTCGACGGTGGTTACGGCGGGGCTTGCCCGGCCAATCACCTCTATATGCTGAACACCGGCTATATCCATTGGCGTCCTCACAAGGACCGCAACATGGTTCCGCTGGAAGAAGTCCGTTCGATCAACCAAGACGCAATGGTGAAGCCGATTGTGTGGGCTGGTAACATGACCCTCTCGAACGCCTTCCTTCAGGGCGTCCTGTTCCAAACCTGATCTTCCTAGAAAGGAGACATTAAAATGGCTGCTACTGCTGCTACGGTCTTTGCGACCATCCCGACCGTGGGGATTGATTTGGACGACAAGTCCTCGACCCCTGCGTTTGCCGTCAACCTTCGTGTTTACGGCAACGATGGCCGCAATCACATCTATGCGCGGGCTTCGGAGGCTCTGTCTTCGACTGAAACCATCAAGATTGGCGTCAACGGCTCTGCGTCGTCGGATGCTGGTTCGGCTGGTTGGACCGCCAATACGACTGGTGGCGTTGCTGCTGGTCAGTATTTCTGGGCCAAGCGCACCGCTCTCTAAGCCTTCCGCCTGCCCTAGCCTCCACTGGGGTTAGGTGTTAGCTTAATGGCCTCGGGGTTCGTCCTCGGGGCCATTTTGCTATGGAGGTAGCATGATAAACGTCGTCAGCGTCCGGGTCGGGGACAAATACCCGATAGAATACGTTACCAAGCTGCATGACGGTATTGCCCGGCATCTGGACGAAAAACAGCGCCATTGGTGTGTAACTGACAAGCCGGACGAACTGCCTGAAGGCATCACGGCCATTCCGCACAATCCCGATTTGCCGGGTTGGTGGCAAAAGGTTTATTTATTCTCGCGCCGTATGCCGTGGGAGTGGTGCGACGAAGTTCTGTATATGGACCTTGACGTATGCGTAACCGGCAGACTTGAGGAACTGCCGCACGGCATTATCCGGGATTGGCACTGGCCAACCTATAACAGCAGCGTGATGCGGTGGTTGCATGGCGAGCATCGGGACATTTGGGACCGCTTTACGCCTGATGTAATCGACCGGCCTACAGAAAGCCTCACGGGCCTTTTGCCCGCTGGGCAAGTCAACGGCGGCGACCAAGAATGGATTAGCCAAGTCAGCGCATGGGAGACGTTCCCGCCTGATATGTTCGTCTCATACCGGAATGCGGTGTCGTGGCCACCTGAGACGGCGAAGGCGGTGATATTCCACGGCGACCCCAAGCCGCATGAAGTGACGGAAGGGTGGGTGCCGGGCGTTTGGCGTGTCGGCGGTTATACGGCCATGCCAGAACTAAAGGGCATGAACGTCACGCATGACTTTGCCTACGCCAATGTGCGGGCCAACGTGCAGCGGGATTTGCCGTGGTTTTCGGGCTTTGGGGAGCAAGACAAGGCTTGCGTCATTGTCGGCGGCGGTCCCTCGCTTTCGGACAGTGTGCAGGCCATCAAAGACCATCGCAGACGCGGTGCCAAGATTATCAGCGTCAACAACGCGCTTCGGTATCTGACGGAAGGGGCTGTCACGCCAGACGTTCATGTCATGTTGGATGCGCGGGAAGAAAATCTACATATGGTCGAAGATGCGCCAATGTCCGTGCGCTATTTTCTCGCCTCTCAGGTTCATCCGTGCGTGTTTGATGCGCTTTCGGGGCATGATGTTGTTCTGTGGCATAACGCGATGGGGTCTGGCGAAGAACTGCTCGACATCGTTAAGCCGTGGTTTGACGAAGGGCCTAACCAGAAACCGTGCGTTCTAGTGCCGGGCGGTGGCACTGTGGGGCTTCGTGCAATCAATCTGGCGTGGCTGTCGGGTTATAAGAAAATCCACCTTTACGGCTTCGACAGTTCGTATGCCGAGGGCGCTCACCACGCCTATTCGCAAAGCCTGAATGACGGCGAGCCGACAATGGAGGTTGTGCTAGGCGACAAGACATACACTTGCGCCCGCTGGATGATTAGGCAGGCGATGGAGTTTCAGCAGCAGTTTTTGTATTTGCGGGAGCGTGGCGTTAAGATCATCACGCATGGGAAGGGCCTGATTCCTGACATGGGAAGGTTGCTCGCATGACCCTCGTGATTGGCCTTGTCGCCGTTTGGCTGTTTTGGTTGCTAGTCGTCGGCATCTTTGTGAACACGCGCCGATGAGCAAGCAATACGATGACCGGAACGAAAACGAGCGGCGCAAAGCGTGGGCAACGCTCAAATGGTATCCAGAGCGGTTGACCGACGCTGACCGAGCGCTGTTGCTGCTAGACGAGCCTGACTTTTATCATCCGGTGGATGCTAACCGGCACCTTTACAACGACAGAGGCTTTGCGAAATGAAACAGATTGACGGTCTCTGGTGGCCCGACTTTGACGTTCGGTGCCGTAACGCGGTGGTAAGTGAGTGCGCCGCTGCAATGCCTGTGGTCTTGCCATTGGTGAAGGAAAAGCGGGTTTGCGTCCAAGCGGGCGGAAATGTTGGCGTCTATCCGCTGGCTCTGGCGAAGGTGTTTGATCACGTCATCACATTTGAGCCTGACGCAGACAACTTCGACTGCCTCGCAGAAAATGTGGCCCTAGAGAACGTAATCTTGAACTACGCTGCTCTGGGCGCGACGGCAGGGATGTGCGGAATTCTCCGCATTGACACCGACAACTGCGGTTCACACAAGACCCTGCCGGGAACGGTTGTCCCGGTTCAGACGATAGATAGCTTGGGTCTCGACCAGTGCGATTTGATCTGGTTAGACATCGAGGGCGCAGAGGCGGATGCCATTAAAGGCGCACTAGCGACAATCGAGAACTTTTCGCCTATAATCGTGCTTGAAGAAAAAGGATTAGGCCCGAAAGCCGACATCCCCGGTTATTCTCGCGTGATGCGGATTGGCAATGACACTGTGTATCGGAGGACATAGATGGATTATGTAGCGCCAGATGGGCGGGACCGGATTATTCCGCGTTTCCATATCAAACCGGTTCGCAACAACTTTCTGTCGGAAAAGGAAGGCCGCGAGGTCTGGACCGACGTGGAGTATGTCGAGCTTATCGTTCCCGGCGATAACAAGAACATTGTTGACGTTGCCGTGAAGGACGAACACCGCGAGCGGTGGCCAACCAAATACGCGGCGTTTAAGGCCAACATGGAAGCCCCTGAAAGCGGGACACCGCTAGAGGAATGGGCAGGAGTGGGCCGCAGTCAGGTCATGGAGCTTAACAGCGTTCATATTCGCACTGTGGAGGCGCTAGCGGGCCTGTCTGATAGCCAGTTGGCCAAATGCGTTCCGATGGGCGGTCATGCCCTTCGCGCAAAGGCGCAACGGTTTATTGAGCAGACCGACGCGGAAAAGCCGCTTGCGGAAATGACGCAACGCATCCGCGAGCTTGAGGAAAAACTGGCGCTGGCCATTGAAAGCCAAGCAGCAAAAGAGGCAGCGGAATGAGCGATCTGGAACGTGACGTGATGTTTAGGCCGGGAGCGACCTTCTACAAAGAAGGTAAGTTCCTCATGTTTCGTTTTCAGGCGGACTCGGCGTCGGTGATTGGCCCGCGTGTAGCGACGGAGGCCGACAAAAAGGCCCATGCGTTTGAGTATGACCGATACCTTGAAGACGCATTTAACAGTGCGCCTTTAGAGGCGTTTGATCACGACGGGGTGGATGGTCCCGGCGGTGTAGCCCAGCCTGTCAGCGACGACCAAACGGACGTTGTGGCGGTTCCTGAAACCATCCCCGCCCCTAAAAAGCGCGGGCGTCCTGCGAAAGCCTAACCAATGGCCATGAACCTTCTGAGCGACGAACAGGCGCAGCGGTTTAACGCCTACGTTTACCATGAGCCAAACACTGGGTGTTGGCTGTGGGGTGGCGGCGTAAGCAAATCCGGCTACGGCGTGTTTTGTGCGTCGGCGGCAAAAGGTGACAGGAAGCAAGATTCAGCGCACCGGATAGCATGGGCGACGGCTAACAAAACGGCTCCGGCAAAGGGAATGAGCGTCTGCCACAAGTGTGACGTAAAAACCTGCGTCAACCCCGACCATTTGTTCCTTGGGACGCCAAAAGAAAACACGGCTGATATGTTCCGCAAGGGCCGGTGGGTTCAGCCAAGCCGGAACAACCCCGCCAAAGGTGAAACGCACGGGTCTAAAACGAAGCCGCATTGCGTGTTGCGCGGCGAGGTGCACGCTGGGGCTAAACTGTCGGAGGCCGATGTGTTGGCGGTTCGGGCAAGCCACAGGACGCTTACGGATGAGGCTCTTGTTCACGGCGTAACGCCGCAAGCGATTTACCGGATTCGGAATCGCCTAACTTGGAAGCATATCTGATGGCTATGACGTTATTGCAGATCGTCCAAAGGGCTTGCCGTCTTTTGTCGATTCCAGTTCCTACGGAAGTCGTCAACTCGACTGACGCGCAGGTTCAGCAGCTTTACGCACTAGCCAATGAAGAAGGCGACGAACTGTCAGGCACCTATGATTGGCAGGTGATGCGAAAGCAGCATCTGTTCAATACGGTGGCAAGCGCGGTGCAGGCGAGCGCAGTTCCGTCGGACTTGGACCACTTCATCGCTAACTCGTTCTTCAACAGGACGACAATGCGTTACATTTACGGGCCTATCACCCCGCAAGAGTGGCAGGCCATCCAAGCGCAGCCGCAACTCAATCGCGTGTTTCTGGCGTTCATTGAGCGGGACGGTCAGTTTCTGGTGACGCCGACGCCCGCCGCCGGGGAGACGATTGCTTATGAGTATATCACGACAAACTGGGCCAAGTCGGCTGCCGGTTCGGCGCAATCGTCGTTCCTTGCTGATACTGACCTGACGTATCTGGATGACAAGCTGTTTCCGCTTGGCCTCCGCTGGCGTTTCTTGAAGTCTAAGGGTCTGGATTATGCGGAGGATTTCCGCACCTATCAGGGCGAGCGTAATCAGCGCATGGCCCGAGACGGCGGGAATACCGTGATTGATAGCACGGGCGGCAATTATTACGGCTGGTCAACAAACATCCAAGAAAGCGGGTTTCCCGGATGATTTTGTTCGTCACCATCGCTGACACCAAAAACCAAGAGACGCAGCGCAAAAAGATTAATGCGCTACTGTCGGCCTATGCGCCGGGCTATGGTTCGGCGTTGCCAGATGTTGCGGACAGCCCCGATGGTCGGTTGTTCTATATCGGCTCGCAAGGCTATCAGAACCGTTCGGGGTCGTGGGTGGCGCTATGATGCATCTTCCCGCATGGGAACGGTATGGCATGGACCTCGCGTCTTACAAGGGCGTGGTGGATACATGGCTGGCGTTGTCCTATGCATTGATTCAAACGGGTGTGCCAGTGATGGAGGCTCTGGCAAGGACGAAACAAGAGGCGGGAGCCGGGGCTTTTAACTGATGCGGCAACCAGCACAGCGATACGGTCGCCAGCCTTTGCGGGCAGCGTCTCAGCAGCGGGTATCTATCGGGCGCGCGGTTCCGGCTCCCGTTGGTGGATGGGATGCACAATCTCCGCTGGCTAATATGCCGCCGGAAAACGCGGTCATTCTGGACAACTTCATTCCCCGCGCTGGCTATGTGGAACTGCGTAAAGGGTTTGTGCCTTGGCAGGAGGGTCTGCCTCTGCCGACTGAATCGTTGCTGGTTTGGCGTGGCGGGACGCAAATTCTGCCGGACGACATTTTTGCAGCGGCGGGCGGCTCGCTCTATGACGTAAGCAATCAAAACGAAGCGCCGGTCGAAGTGTTTTCCGGCGCTGGCAATGCGCGTTGGCAATGGATTAACTTTGCCAATGACGCTGGGACGTTCCTAATCGCCGCCAACGGTTCTGTTGACCCGATCTATTACGACGGCTCTGCGTTTGCCTCTACGGTCATCACCGGCACGGCAGGTGTGATTACCCTAGACCCGCGCACGTTGGTTGACGTTATGGACCACAAGGGCCGCTTGTTCTTTGTGCAAGAGAATTCTTTGCGGGTGTGGTTCCTTGAGCCGTTTGCCATTCAAGGCACGGCTAACCTTCTCGACCTCGGCCCGATTTTTGACAAGGGCGGCTCAATCCTTTGCCAAGCCACTTGGTCGCTTGATGGTGGTTCTGGTGCTGACGATTTGGCGGTGTTTGTCACGACTCAAGGGCAAGTAGCGGTGTATCAGGGCCTTGACCCCTCAGACGCCAACAATTGGGCATTGGTTGGCGTCTATGACATCGGCCTGCCGTTGTCTCGCCGGTCGCTCATTAAATACGGTTCTGATCTGGTAGTGCTGACGACTAATGGTGTCGTCCCGCTGTCGCAGGCGCTGAAACTGGACCGCGCACAAGAGAACCTTGTGGCGCTGACGCAGAAAATCCAGAACGCATTTCAACAATCGACGACCCTTTATCGCGGTAATTTTGGCTGGGAAGGGGCGCTGTATCCAAAGGGGACGCTAGCAATCTTTAACGTCCCGACTGCCAATCTCACGCGGTCGGAGCAATATGTGCAGAACGTCCAGACAGGCGCATGGTGTCGGTTTACCGGGATTAATGCGTTCTGTTGGGCAGTAGCTAACGACCAGATGTATTTTGGCGCTGCTGATTCGGTTTGTCTTTGGGATACGGGTTACGCTGACAACACGAATGGCATCGTTGGCGACATCAAGACGGCCTTTAACTATTTCGGTTCACGCGGGAGCCTGAAGAAGTTTGAAATGCTGCAACCCGTTTTGCGGATTGGTTCGGACCTTGCCCCGGCAGTTGAGATTGTTACCGACTTCAAAGAAAAAATCCCCACGGCTGTGCCGACTACAATTACGACAACGGGGGGGCGTTGGGACACCGGGTTATGGGATGCCGCTGTGTGGTCGCCTAGCGTTCAAACCCGTGACAGTTGGACTAGCGTGACGGGCATTGGTTATTGCGGTGCGGTGCGGATGCGCGTAGCACCGACTGCGGTGCTTTATATCGATCTGGCAGAAGATGCTGACACTGTGCTGGCTTATGAGGCAGACGGCATCATTGCCGCGCGAGCAGCACGAAACAACAACGCGCCATGCGAGATTATTGCGTTTAATCTGAAATACGAAAACCAGACGGGCGGGCAGCTTTGAGGCTAGTTTCCGGCCCGTTCTCGCCCCTAGTCGCTCAATGGGTAGCGGACCAGATTGGGCATGGACTGGACTGGGGACCATGCGAAGCCATCGGGGTGGTCGATAAGCACGACAATCTCATTGGCGGCGTGGTTTTTAACCAATATCAGCCTCAATATCGCAACATTGAGGTTAGCTTTGCCGCTAGTCGGTCGGATTGGTTGACGCCTTCGCTGGTTAGCGGTATCGTCGGATACGCATTCGATCAACTCGGTTGCGCAAGGATCACTTCGCTTACGCCGAAAAAACTTCGGCGGGCACGCCAGTTCCTAATCAAGTTCGGCTTTAAGCACGAAGGCACGATTAGATTAGGCTATGGCAATGACGATTGCATCATATCCGGGCTTTTGGCGAGCGAGTGGGCTGTTCATCGGTTCAATCGAGAACGTGCCGCCAAAGTTTACGGTTGACGATGTGGCTTATAGAGCAAGCCGAAACGTCGTAACGCCTCGCGATGCTTTTAATCGACTCTCCATTAGCCCACGATTTGCGGGCCTCGCGAACGCCGTCCTCGGTCATTTTTGCTTTGCCGTGCTTTTCACCAATCCCAACGCGAACGCGGCCTTTAGCCGACTTGTCCATCATGTTGTCGGCTTGCGTCCCGAGAAACAAATGGTTCGGGTTGCAGCACGGCGGATTGTCGCAGCGGTGCAAAACGTGAAAGTTGCCAATAGGCCCCACGAAAATTTCGTAAGAAAGGCGATGCGTTCCTTTCTTTTTAAATCGCCCATATCCGCCCGTGTCCAGACTGCCGGTCCACTCCCAACAACCATTTTTGGCAATATGAAGCCCGGAAATCAGGTGGATTGTAAGGGGTATGTTGGCGGTCATAAACGTAGGTTAGCGCCGTTTTCGGTAATGTCAAATGTCTAAGCCTCGCCCCCCCGCCGCACCCGATCCCGTAGCTCTTGCCAACGCGCAAGGCGCGGCCAACACGGCGACGGCGCGTGAACAGCAGCGCCTAAACCTTATTGGCACTAGCGGCCCCCAAGGCACGACGCGCTACGTTGCCGACCCGACGCAACCTGGCGGCTATCGTCAAGAAACGACGCTCTCTCCCCTCGAACAGCAGAACTACGAACGCTCGACTGGCGTTTACGGTAGCGCCCTTGACACGGCTGGCCAGCAGATTGGCCGCGTAAATGAGGCGCTTGGGCAAGGCCTGAACACCGAAGGCTTGCCGCAACTGCAAGGCTTCAACGCGCCAGACTTTGACCGCCAACGGTTTGAGGATTCGGTTTATGCCAGTCAGACCCGCCGTCTTGACCCGCAGTTCCAGCGGCTTGAGAGGTCGCAAGATGCACGTCTTGCCGCGCAGGGCCTTGGAGCGAATAGCGAGGCAACACGAAACCTTCGAGCTGATTTTGCTAGAGATAGAGCTGACGCATACGGAGAGGCTTCAAACCAAGCCATTCAAGCCGGTGGCGCAGAGCAATCTCGCGCTATTCAGCAAGCCATTGCGGGCGGGACATTCGGTAATCAGGCGCGGACGCAGGGCCTTCAAGAGCGGGCTTACGTCCAGAACCAACCCCTTCAGCAGCTTCAAGCCCTGCTAGGCACGGGCCAAGTCGGTATGCCCCAAGGCATCCAATACAGCCCGACCGGTGTGGGTCAAACGGACGTGCTTGGCGCTAATGCCATGAGCCTAAACCAGCAGAACCAAAACTATCAAGCGCGGCTTCAACAGCAAGGCGGTCTGATGAGCGGGCTGTTCGGTCTTGGCTCCGCTGGCCTTGGCGCATGGGGAATGAGAGGCAACTAATGGCCCGCGCTCCCATGCCTGCCCCGCAGATGATTGAAACCCCGGCTATGCGCCGTAGCGCATTGCTGGCCAAAATGCTGGAAGAGCAGCGTCAGCCAACGGAGATTACGGGCGGTTACGGCGAACTCGCGGCTAGGCTTCTCGGTCAAGGCATCACGCAGTTTAGTGCAAACCGTGCTGACAAAGCGGTTAGGCAAGAGCGGCAAGACCGCATCGCCAATCAGTCCAGCGCGGCAAATCTGCAACTTGCAAAATTGCTAGGCGGCAACACCCCGCCAGCGGCTGAAGCGGCTGCGCCTATGTCTAGCGCGATGCCTGAACCTAGCGCGGTTGCCACGACTGCCCCCGCTGCGCCCGTTGGCGAAGTTACGGGTTCTGCACTTCCTCCCGCAACGGCTGCCGCTATGGCGCCCGCGCCAACGCCTATGCCGCAAACAGCGCCTGCCGCGCCTGAAACCGCACCTAACCCGCTAGGCATTACGCCGGGCGAGGCTGAACTTGTGCGCCGGGCGCTTTCAAGCGGTGACCTCGGACAAATCGCATGGGCGCAAGGCGTTCTGGGCGAAGTCGAAATGCGGATGTCAGCGCCAGCGGCGGAGCGGCGGGAAGTCACAGACCAAAACGGGGTCAAGTATTTGGTGGACCCGACCGGTGCAACGCCGCCGGTCCCTTTGTTTGGCGAGCAAGGCGTTCCCGATCTTGCGCGGACCAGAAACGTCGTGGCTGGACCAGACGACCCGTTTGGTATGGTGGAGGGCACGACATACTCAATTAATCCAAGCGGCGTGGCGTCTGTGGTCCGCGCTCCGTCTGCGGGTTATAGGGGCGCGGGGGGTCGAGAAGCACCGATTGCGGGCGGTCCTCAAGACCCAGCGGCAGGCGAAAATCGGATTAGGAACGAGCGCGAACTTCGTCGTGAATATCAAGGCGCAACGCAAGAATACCGCACGGTTCGCCAAGCGTTTCAAAAGGTCGAAGCATCGCTTGCACAAGGCACTGGCATTGGTGATGTTGGCGGTATCTTCGGAGTGATGAAAATCTTTGACCCCGGCTCGACCGTGCGCGAGGGCGAAGCTGCGACCGTGCAAAACTCTGGCGGGGTGCCAGAAACTATCCGTGGTCTTTACAACCGCGTCGTGACCGGCGAGCGATTGACCCCGCAACAGCGGGCAGAAATCGTTGCGGTTGGTCGCGCTCAGTTTGGGACTTACGAACAAGGCTATCGAGGCCGAGTGGCAGATTTTACGCGGATGGCCGAGGATTACGGCATTGACCCGCGTAACATTGTGGGTGGCGACGAGGCTCCGGCACCGCCAAGAACGCCTGCCGGTAACGGCGGATCGCCGCCTCGGATTACCACACAAGCGCAATACAACGAGCTTGCAAGCGGTGAACCATACATTGACCCTAACGGCGTTCGTAGGACAAAACAGTGAGGCAGGAACCGTTTTGGGCGAACGATCCGATTGCGGCGCCTACTCGCCAGCAGCGCGAACCTGCGCCGTTTTGGGCAAACGACCCCGCCGCCACTCCTCGCCCGTCCGTTCCGCAAGCTGGCCCAGATGCGCCCTTTCAGCCGGAACTGTTGCCGAGTGACAACGGCATCTATCCGCCGCCGCCGCTTGCCGGTGCAACACCGCCGCCCGCCCCTTCGGATACCATAAGCGCAGAGGAAGCGGCGGCCAATGCCAGCGCGTTTGGTAATCAGGCAACACGGTTAGACCCTATCGACCTTCAAACGCTCCCAGCTGAAGACAGAGCGTATTTGAACGCTGGAATGTGGGTCAAATTTCCCAACGGTGAAGTTAGACGGCTGATGCGTGATGCGCGTCCGGGTGCCCCTGCCGCCGGAGCGGAGGAAGTGCGTCCGGGTCTGTTTATTGAGGAAAACTCAGACGTTGGCACTGACATAGCCAAATCGCTTCCGACTGGTGTGGTTGAGAGCCTGACTGGTCTAGCCGGTATGCAAGGCACGATTGGCCAGATGATTTACGGCGAGCAATCGCTGGGCCAAAATATGCCGGGATTTGGCATTGTCGGGCCTACCGGAGCGCAAATAAATCAGGGCATTCGGAACCAAATTGGTTACGACTATTACCAGCCGCAAACGGTTCCGGGTGAGTATGCACGAACCTTTGGCGAAAACCTGATTGGCGGTCTCGCACCAGGTGGTCCGTTAACGCGGATTGCATCCGTAGCAGTTCCCGCCTTTGCTAGTGAAGGCGCTGCCCAGATTGCGGAAGGCATGGGCGCAAGCCCAACGGCCCAAACTATGGCCCGCACCATTGCTGGCCTTGGCGGCGGCTTGGCGGTCGGTGGCGTGAATGCCGTTCGCGGCGGTGCTGATATTTCGCTTCGGAATGCGGCGCAGGGTGTGACACCGCAACAATTGCAAATGGCGGCGGCGCTTAGGGATAGAGCGCAAGCGGCAGGCATTAACATGACTAACGCCAATGCTCTGCAACAGGTTACGGGCGGCGCAACCGGACTAGGCCAGTTGCAGCGAGCAGTTGAGGGCGGGTCGCCTCTTTTGCAGCGATATTTTGCGGAATTGCCGGAGCAAACGCGAAACGCGATTAATGCCCAGCTTGAACAAATTGGGCCGTTGGTTGAACCAAGCCAATTGGCTGGCCAAGCCCGTGAAGCGGCTAACCGCGTGTTGCAAAATACTCGGGCCAACATCAACGCTCAAGCAAGACCGTTTTATCGCGCTGCTGACGATCAGGTGGTGTCCGCTGAAGAATATGCAGCGTTGCAGGAAATCCCGACTTATCGAGAAGCGGAAGCAGCATTTTTCGGTAGTCCAGAATTGTCGGCGGGCGCGGGTGGTCCGCAATCGGTTAGCGCCATCAACCGCGTCATTCAGGAAATGGACACGCTTGCCCGGCAAGCCGATCAAGGCAACATGACAGTCGGAGCTAACGCTAATCTGGCGCGAGTTCGGGGCGAGTCGGCAGAACTTGCCAAAGGTCTTGTTGACCTTTCATCGCCAAGCTACGCGCAAGCCCGCGTAATCGGTGCCACTGGGCGACAAAACGAACTTGTTCCGATTCAGCGTGGTCCGATTGGTTCGATTGCTAGGCAAGACGAATTGCAGCCCGACCTCGGAGCGACGACAGGCGTTCTGTTTTCTGACAAACCATTTCGGGGTGAGGCGAGCGAAACCGCTCGCGCTCTTGAATTGATGGGCGAAATAGACCCGTCTGTTGGTGGGCCGCTTGTTCGGCAGCATCTGGACCGAATTGCGATGGAGGCCCAGCAAGACCTTGTTTCTGGACCAAACCAATTTGGCGGGGCAAACTTCGCCGTTCGCGCGTTTGGCAACCCAGAACAACGGGAAACGGTCATGCGGGCGCTTGACGTTGTAAACCGGCCTGACCCCAACATGGCGTTTCCGCCTATAAATGCCAACGCGGTTCCGCCACGCGGTTCCGACCCAATGGCTAATCTGGTTGAGATACTGATGGCGACTGGCCAGCGTCACCAAGGCGGTTCGCAAACAGCGTTTATTCAAGACCTTCAACGGCAAATGCGCGGCGGTGATGTCGTGCAAGAATCGTGGGCTTCGCTGTTAAATCCAATGCGAATTCCTGGACGCGTTGCAGGGGCGGTTGACGAGCTAACGGCACAAGCCAACAAAGACACACTAGCCAATCTGCTAATGGGCAGCTCAGAAGAATTCAACGCCCGGCTGACCCGTGCGCTTAACCGTCCCCGTGGCGCTAACCGCATCCGTGCGGGCGTAGCGGTCACGGCAGGACAAGAGGACTAGAAATGGCCCGCAACGGTTCTGGCTCATATTCGCCCCCATCAAACACATGGAACCCTGCGGTTCCTGAAACCGCTATCTTGTCAGATGATTGGAACGCCACGCTCGCGGACCTTGCCACGGCGCTAACGCAATCGCTGGCATCCGATGGCCAGACGCCTGCTGCTGCGGTCATTCCGTTTGCTCAAGGCATCCGCGTGTCTGATGGCTTGATTACGGCTCCGTCGATTAGCGTGATTGGCGACACCGACACCGGCTTTTATTTCCCGGCTGCAAATTCAGCCACGCTGGTTTGCGGTGGCGCGGCTGTTCTTTCGGCTACATCGTCCGGGGTGACGTTCCCGCTTGGCGTGACGTTCTCAGGAAACCAGACCGTCACCGGCAACCTCACGGTGAACGGTAACACGACGATTGGCAACGCGGGCGCAGATACCTTGTCGGTGGTCGCTACTGGCACTTTTACCGGCAACCAGACTTTCAACGGCACGGCCACCTTTACCTCAACCGTGACTGTTCCCGATGCATCGTTCTCGAATGCCAAGCTAGCGACGGTTGCCACGGCCACGATCAAAGGTCGGGTGACGGCGGGAACGGGTGCTGTAGAGGATTTAACCGGCGCTCAGGCAACCACGCTGTTGAGCGCGGTGGTAGGTGATAGCGGGTCAGGCGGAACCAAGGGTTTGGTCCCTGCCCCGGCTGCTGGTGATGCGGCTGCTGCTCGCTTCCTTAGCGCGGCTGGCACGTTTACGGCGGCTGTCCCTGTCGGCTCTGTGACCATGTATGCGGCAAACACGGCTCCGACTGGCTGGCTGGAATGTAGCGGAGCGGCGGTATCTCGGACGACATACGCGGGATTGTTCGCTGCAATCGGCACAGTGTTTGGGTCTGGTGACGGCTCGACCACCTTTAATCTGCCCGATATGCGCGGCGAGTTTGCGCGTGGATGGGATAACGGGCGAGGCATAGACCCGGCTCGCGCGTTTGGTTCGGCGCAGGCTGGTGCGATTGAAGCGCACGTTCACAGCGTCCAGCCGCCTGCTGCAACCGATGACACTGGGTCTGGGCTAACGACGACCGGCACCGGCGGCGTGGAAACCATCACGCCTTACAACACCGCGTCAACGGGCGGAACGGAGACGCGCCCCCGTAACATCGCCCTCATGTTTATTATCAAGTTCTAAGGGACCACAATGGCCGACACGCCCCGCAAAACGTTTCCTGAACTTGACGCACTAACTGCGCCCGTTGTCGATGGCGACGTGTTGGCGGTTTATCGCTCGCCCGGGCCTGCCAAGCGCACAACGGCGTCAGTGCTTAAAACCTATACCCAAGCGGGAACTCAACCGCTTGACGCCGATTTGACTGCTATTGCCGCGCTGACCTCGGCTGCTGATAAAGTTCCTTACGCAACCGGAGCGGGGACTTGGGCAATGGCGGACCTGACGGCGGCTGGCCGGACGGTTATTGGTGGGGCCAGCACTGCGGCCATTGCTGAATCATTGCTTGTTCGTCCTGAAACGTTCAGCCAAGCGAGCGGCGTCGATGTGCTGGAAGCCGTGACAACCGGCGTTCGTAACACGGGCTTTGGCTATGAGGCGCTGAAAGCTAACACGGGCGGGAGCGAAAACACCGCGTTCGGCTATCTCGCTTTGAATGATGTGACTGGGGGTGTGGACCCGGCGGCGAACTACAACACCGCCTTCGGCTCTTTTGCGCTGGCCTCGGTGACGACCGGATACAAGAACACCTCTATTGGGCGGGCAACCGGCGACAACATCACAACCGGCTATCACGACACCGCACTCGGCTATGGCGCGATGCACTGGCACACGACGGCTTTGAACTGTGTCGGCGTCGGCTTCGAGGCGGTTCACGGCGGAACGGGGCTTGTCGGGACGGCCATGCAAGGCACGGTCGGCGTCGGTTTTCAGGCGCTCTACGCCGCCACCGGCAACTTCAACACGGCAGTCGGCACCTCCGCTGGCGTTGCTATCACAACCGGCGTTCGCAACACCGCAATCGGCACCAATGCGCTGAACACCCAGACGACCGCGAACGACACCACGGCCATTGGTTATGCCGCTGGCACGCCCAACACCGGCAGCGGCAACATTTTCATTGGCCAGAACGCGGATGCAAACGCTGGCCTTGCCAACGTCACCGTTATCGGAACGGGTCTTACGGCGACGGCAGCCAACTCAATCCTGATGGGTAACGGCCAAGACCTGCTGCCAGGCTCGACCGCGCGGGATGTCGGTTCGCAAGCGAAGCCGTGGAACTACATGATCGGGGCAAACTCGTTCTATGCCCACTGCAATACGGCGGTGCCATCGGGTGGCACGACCGGCGCGGGCTTTTTGCTTTCCAGCACGGGCAACTTTGGCATTTTCTTTGGCAGCGGAGCGCCAACTCTGTCCGCCGCGAAAGGCTCTCTGTATCTGCGAACGGACGGCTCGGGAACGAGCAACCGAATGTATATCAACACCGACGGCGGCGCGACGTGGACCGCCGTAACGACCGCTGCGTAATCATATCGACAGTTGAGAGACCCGCTGATGACCGCACAAGAACACATTGACGCCATCGGACGGGCGTTGGCCAAGCCGGAAGCCGTGAAATGACCCTCGAACCCGGCCACCTCATTACTCTCGGCCTCGCTGGTGTGGCCGTCATCGTTTGGCTTGTTCGGCTGGAAGGTCGCGTCAACGGCAAGGCGACGACCGATCAGGTCGCGGCTGTGTCAGCGCAAATCGGCGCAACCGCTGCCGTTGTGGCTACGTTGCAAGCGAAAGACGCCGCGCATGATAATACGCGCGACGAGGTCATCCGGTTGCAAGAGCAGATTAAGCACCTAACGGACTTGATCGAGCGATTGCTTCCGTTGCCGACCCGCCGGAAGACTGCCCCATGACCGACAATATGCCGTTATCGGACAACCCTGCGCCTGAACCCTCATTCCACTGGCGGCGATGGGTCACGATTGGTTACGTCGTATCGACCACAATCCTGCTGGCCCTGATCGTCTGGAAGCTAACCGAAGGCGGGCCGCTTCGTGACATTGCGCTGGCCTTGATAGGCTCGCAAGCCTTCTTTGCCCTGATGTATATGGGGGGAGCGTCGGCCTCTGACCTTGCCCGCATTGTCGCTAGCTGGAAAAAACCATGACTTACATTCTCGGTTCCCGTTCCCGCGCTCGGCTCAAGGGCGTTCACCCCGATCTGGTGCGCGTGGTTGAACTGGCCCTGACCTATAGCCCGCACGATTTTACTATCACCGAGGGCCTTCGTTCGGTTGCTCGCCAGCGTGAACTCAAAGCAGCGGGCGCATCGCAGACGATGAACTCCCGGCACATTACCGGCCACGCGATTGACTTTGCAGTCCTGATAGGCGGCAAGGTGCGGTGGGACTGGCCTCTTTATGGCCAAGTCGCGGAAGCCTTCAAGCGGGCATCCAAGGAACTAAACGTGCCGATCATCTGGGGCGGCGACTGGAAGTCACTCAGGGACGGACCTCACATAGAATTGCAAAGGCAAAAATACCCGTGAGGTATCTCCGCATCATCACCCCGACCGGATGGCTTGTCATTGCAGCGGTTGCGGTGGTGCTGTTCGGTCTCGCCGGTCTGGCCCGTCCTAGCTTCCTCGGCCTCAAGTTCGACCCGTTCGGCATTGATGCCCGCAAGATTGACCGGCTGGAAGGCG